CCTGGTGAAGCGAAGATACCTCTATAGTCAGATACGCCAAAAACGTATCTTTCTCTAGCTTTGTATCTAACATTACCAGTATCGAAATCCCCTTCCATTTTAGTGGACATAGGAGTTCTTTGGAAATGTTTCATACCATTTGGCACGTCTGTAATAATAAAGAACGCATCAGTGTCTGTTAAGTAATTGTTAACAGAGTAACCTTGAGGAATCATCCCCATAGATTTGATAGCATTGATATCATTATCAGCAGTTCCAACTCTACCAGCAGAAGCCATAAGTCTTTCAGCTGTGAATTGTAGTGCAGATGGGATTATCATCTTCATACCCTTAGCAGCGATTTTTAGACCTCTTTCGTCAGTCATTGCAGCGATATCAATTAATGATTGCTCCAATGAAGTTTCGTTAAGGTCAGCCGCAGTTGCTAGTGTGTTAGCCACAGTTCCAGCAATTGTTGGGTGAGCAGTGTTAAATAATGAAACACCATCACCAGATTGGAAAGTTCCAAATCCGTTATTAAGTGGGTTCACTGATTTAACTTGCTTAGTTTGAGCCATAGATCTTGCTAAAGCTTTAGTGTATCTAGAAGCCAGTCTATCATATAGATTGTCCTCAATTGCTTCCTCAGTGATAGCAAAAGCGAGAGCAATAGTCTCGTTAGTGTATCTAGCTGTGAAAGTTTCTTGAGCATTGTCATATACAACACCTGAACCTTCCGGTTTCACTTGTGCTTGTGCAAAACCACTCAACATTACTTCTTCTTCAAAAGCTCTGTCAGATGACTCTGTAGCATAAATATCAGCTGACTGATTTTCATACTGTTTGTATTCCAGGCCGAATAAAGCATTCAATCCTGGCTCTAACTCTTTTACGAGTTGGTTTCTTGATATAGCCATAATTTATCTCCTTATATGCCTAATACGTTGTTTCCTAAGATATGTTCATTGATCATAACTCTAAGAGCAAAGCCCTCTACAGTTGTGTCCGAATGTTCAGGATCTCTTGAAACACCTATTATTTTTAGTTGTTCTAATGCTGCTGCTGTTGTTGCTGATATCTTTGATAAAGAATTGAACAACGGAGTAGCACCGTTTGCTGTAACTTGGGCCGCACAGTGACCTACTTCATTTTGATTGAATGCAGTATCTGCAGACATTACTTCAAACATTTGTTGCGGATTATCATTGATAAGTGCAACTATGTCTGTAGCTGTGTTAGAAGCGGGCGAATAGTTCGACCAAGTTGGTTTGTTAGTTGTTGCGTCAGTATAAAAAACACCATTAAGTGTACCGAGGTTATTAGGCCCCGTATTATCTGCAGAAAGAACTACTCCATTCGTTGTTAATTGCACCATTGCTGCGTGACAAATTAACGCCGAAGAAGCGGCTACATTCCACTCACTTAAACCTGCGTTGTTATACGACTGTCCAACCATCTTAATGGGTTTGAAACCAAACCCTGTTGTTGAAGCGTTAGCCATATTATTTTCTCCTTAGTGAACCTGCCTCGAAAGGCCTCCAGTTCGGTTTATAAAATTTCGTTGGTTTAAAGTAAATTACTTTTTGCCACCGAAGGTTGTACGAGACTGTCTATCAATATCGATAGGCATTCCCCTATGCTGTTCCTTCATAAGATCGTTGTCGATTGCACGTTGTTGATCACCAGCTTCTTTAGCATAATGATCTTGTCGTTGTTTTGCGATCTCTTCCGGTACCCTTGTCAGCACAAGGCCTCCGTGCCCGATTACCCCTGCGTATTTGCCATCCATGATTGCTGGAAAGTCCTCACTGGGATATTCGTCTGCTCTCACTAATTCATAACCAGACCTTAAGCGTCCTTGTATGTTTTTAGTGTCGGCGAACCCCATGATTTCTATTCTGACCCATCTGTGTCTGAATCCTTCTGGCGCGTTGGGCGTATCTAAGTACGATGGTGGAGTCCAAGGTTTTACAGCAGCTTTGGGTTTAATCGTAGATGCTTGTGATACTACTTTTGTAACATCACCTATACTTTGGCTCGCACGAGTTGGTTTTTTATTTGTCATATGCCTATACCTCCTTCGTGATTATAAGTTGTTTCGCATACTCTTCTAGTGGCACACCTAGCTTTTTAGCTATTGTCACCTGTGTTGGTGTGAGTCTCACAGTTTTGCGACCAGTCTTTGAACTACGCGTCGCAGAGGCGACGTTTTGTGTAGGTTTACTAATCTGTTGTTCTACCTTACCAAATTTATGGGGGAATTCAAGTCTTATTCTCTTATCCACCTCTAAATAATATTCATCAGATTGAGGGTCCATACCCTCTTCCTCAGTAAGTTTTCTATGTAGGTCAAATGCTGTATAAGTCATAGCATTATCCTTACCAAACCAGTCATTTTCATCAGCCCATGCTTCCGCCTTAGGATCTTTTACAGGTGCTGGTTGTCTTGCTGGTTGTTGTTGTAAGGTAGGTTTTTCATTAGCTGCGCTATCTTGCATAGCATGTTGAGATTTAATTTCAGCTAATTTAGCCTGTTCATAACCTAATTGAGAGATTGAAGTTAATGCTTCTACTTCTGATTTAGAATCCTCATTCGTTCTAGCTGCTGCAAGTTTTGCTTGAGCTGCTGATAATGAAGATGTAATTCTACCTTCCATCTCACTGGCATAATTTCTATCTAAACCAGTAGCGGTAGCTTCATATCTATCTCTCTCACCTTTAATACGAGTTGCATAAGACAAGGCTTCATCTTTTTGTCTTTCTGCTTCACGCATTTTTTTGGTTAATTTTGCTATTCTTTTCTTAACGCCTTCAGAGTACTCTTCAACGTCCTTAGAGTTATCTTTTTGTTTATCACCCCCATCTTCAGAAGTTTTCTGTACAACTTCTCCTCCGTCGTTCTTGTCATCTCGAAGAACAGGCTGCTCGTCAGGTTTCTCAGGTGTGTTATCGGGCTCATTATCGTACGTAATATTTGGCTCATTCTTTTTTACCTCGTTTTCATATGTTTTATCGTTTTCGTTTTCTACTTCTGGCAGTTCAATTGTTGCACCCGGTCCGGTTACATCTAATTCAACTGTTTTGTCATTTTCTGTTTGTGGCATAGTTCCTCCTATGGTTAAAATTCGTGGTATATATCTTTAGGGTTATCCACGGTCGCTAAAACTTCATCATCATTCAAAAGTCTTATCTCACCCCCATCTATCTTAATTCGTGATCCGGCATATCTTGCAAAGATAATCCAATCACCTTTTTTACACCAAGGACCTTCTGGGTATCTGTCTTTGTCGTAGCAGTGTGGTCCCATGTCTAAAATTAAACCACAAGTCGATGCTACTTGTGATCGTTCAACTGTTTCGTCAGCTAAGATAATTCCGCCTTTCGTTTTTTCTTTTTGTTTAAAAGGTAGAACTAAAATTCTCCAACCCGTAGGTTTAGGTATCTTTCCAATTTCTTCTGATTTTTTTTCGGTCGGTTTTAAACCAACTAGTGTCTTATCTGGTAACTCAATTTTTGGGCTTTGAGTTGATGTCGATAACGGTGCCGTCTTGTTCATATTGCTCCTTTTTGTTTAGCAGGCTGGATATCTCCTGACTTAAATATTGATACGTTCGTATCTGTCCTAACATATACTGATATTTCTCCATACTGTCAACCCCACCCGAGGCCATAACTGCGATAGTATCATCATGTCTCATCTTAATTATCTTTCTTATCTTATCTATAAAGTGGTCTTCTTCCATAATTACCTTTCTATTTTTTTGCTATTTTATCTTTATTGGGTCCCTTTTTTATCACATAATCTTGAGTTCCGCTAGCCCCTGTTTCTACTTCTTTTTTAAGGTTTCTAAACAAACTCATCTCTTTTATCTTTTTATATTTCTCTTTTAAAAAACTTTCTATGGATTTATTATCTCTCATCAACAGTTCCACTTTCTAAGTGATTTAGATAATCTATCTTCACCTGTGTTATTACTAGCTTTTTGTCTTTTTCTCATACCAGTCATTCGAGCACAAAACGAAGTTCTACGTTTAGCGTCTTTAGAACCTTTTTTTAATTTTGAGGGTTTAGTGGTAACGGCTGTTTTTAATTTGGAACCAGGGTTAGCTTTTCTGTAAGATGCAACACCTTTTGCATTCAATCCACCTGATTTGGATTTACCTTCTTTTCTAGTCCAAGCTGCGGAAGCCATTATTTCTTCTTCGCGGTTTTTGCTGATTTCTTAAATTGTTTTTTAGTGGGTGCGCCTTTGGTTCCAGGTTTTCTCATAGACTCACCTGAACCTTCTTTAATTCTTTTTCGTTTGGCATGAATGTTTGCGTAGAGACCGCGTTTAGCCATTGTTAGCCTTCATTTAAAATAGTTTTACAACTACTACAATACTTAACTTCTTTTCTA